GCGAGCACTACAGAGCCCGCATGAAGAGGCAGGCCTGCATTGCCCGACAAGAGAAGGCGCGCCATGATCCAAAAGAGGGAAAAGCGCCGAATCTAAAAATAAACGGCTGTATGGATTGCGCCCAGGGTATAAAAATGAAAAAGAATCTTCTCATAACAATGTATGTCTCTGTCGCTCTGGTTGGCTGCACGGCTGGCTATACGAGCATCAAAGCGGACTATTCGTGCCCTGTTCCGCCCACCCTTCCGGTGGAAGAAAAGACGGTTGCAGTAGCTCCGCCGGTTGTAGTTACGCCTCCGGTCGCAGTCACGCCACCGGCCCCGGAAAAGGTTCCTGCTCAGAAAATCGAGGTGTATCCCTTTTACTTCGACTTCGACAAGTCTGACCCAAGCAAGAACACGATGGCGACAGAGGCAGCGATCAAGGCGCTCAACGCCGACAAGGCGAAGACCGCAGAGCTTCAGGGAAATTGCGACCGGCTTGGTTCGGCCGCATACAATATGAAGCTGGGCGACAGGCGGGCCAAGGCGGTCAAGGCCCTGCTCGTGAAGAGCGGTATCGAGGAGAAGCGCCTCACCACCGTTTCTTACGGGAAGGCCAAGGCCAAGGGGAAGACGGAGAAAGAGCGATCTCTCGACCGTCGCGTGGACATCGTTATCAAATAAATGTTTCATCGGCTTCCCGGGCCAGCAGGTCCGGGGGGGTGGGGGTTCCGGGGGTCCGGCGGCCTTGCGGCCGTGGGGGGCACGCTTCGCGGCCGGCCCCCCTCCACCCGAAAATAATAACCCGGGTAGCATCGGATCCCGGGATACCTTGCTGACCAACGACGTTCGGCATGGCCCCGGGGTCCGATGTCTAAAAATACTATCGGACCTCCGATAAGCAGGAAAAGAAAGCGTAGGTGAGAAAGTAGTGGCTGACCTTTGCGGACAAAGAGCCCTTACGGCCATGCTGACCACGAAGTCAGGATACATGGCGGAAATCGAATGTTCCCTGCTCAGAGGACACGACGGCCCCCATGCGTATCGCGATCCAGAAACAGGGGAAGTCATTATCCGTTGGTTCAGGGAATCTCTGGACCCTCCCCCTCCACAGGAAAAGCCGAAACTGAAAATAGACAGAATAACACGCAATTTTCGACCGCGTAAGAAGGAGGAAATTTTATGGTAGATATCAATACCTTTGTGAGGCAGCTATCCATCCTGTGTACCCTAGTGGTTATGTCAACTTTGACATTGGCTTTCACGGGTATCGTGCTGAACGGAATAGTCAGGGCGTTTCTGTATTTATGGAAAAAGATGCCCATGACAGGAAAAGGAATTGACAACCTGATAAACCTGCGATTAAATGACAGGGCCGTGCCGAAAAAGAAACGTGTCACCGTCAAGAAAAAACCGGCCCGGGTGCATGGTGTTGTTATCGGTACGCAGGCGAAGCCGCAGGTCAAGCAGGGGGTGAACCATGTATAGTAAAAGTGAACTTTTCGGAGCTATTGACCTTTCATTGATGGCACTAAAAATCTGCCACCTACCGGAATCAAACAGGGACCGCATCCTCAATTACATGAAGGACGATGTTGAATCGTTCATGGAAAACTACCAGACCGGGAGCTTCCCCCTGTTTGATCGGTACATGGGTTTGATGGAGGACAGCCACGCCCCTGACGAACTGAAAATCGCCGCCTTCCTGTATCTTGTCAGGTCCCATTGCCAACTGAAGAAAAATCACAAGGGGTATGAAAGCGATGAAGCTCGTACAGGGGAAGGACCAGTCGTCGTGGAAGGAACATTGGCTAGACAAACTTCCGATTGAACAGGCAGGAATTCCAATTATACCGGGAATCCCGAAAGATGAATCGAATGACAAGATTGCATTCAGCACGTTTACGAGATTCCGTGGGCTCATTGAAATCATCAGGGACTCAAACAAAAGATTCAAGACGATGCAGGATGTTGTTCGGGCCGCATTCTATATCGGAATCAACATCCTCTATCGCATGCACGAAAAGGACATCATCAACAAGGGTTACGGGGAAGCGCTTTATGCCCATTTAAGACGGAACGAAACATTGTATCAAAGGAATCAAATCTTTGATGATGCGGTGCTGGAGCTAAAACGCCTTACCGACATGCACGACAAGGGTTACATGACGAAAGAAGAAGTCGATGAAAACATACAGGAAATGGTTTCCGCATTTCCACCGGATATAATGGAAGACGGAAAGAAACTGATTCGCAAATTTATTTCGGCCCGATACGACAAAAACCATCCGTTCAGGACGGCAGACTACTTGAAGATGCACCACAGGACGGACCAAATGAAATGATGAAAGGAATCAATGGGCAAGTTCAAGCTTACAGATATCGAGGACGCAAGGAAAACCTTTTCCTCCTTCAAGGAAAAAGAATTCAGGGAGCAGCAAATCAAGGCGCTCCGGTTTATTTCCGAATCGGAACGGAAAGTACAGGTTATCAACGCACCTCCGGGGTCCGGCAAGTCCCTCATCGGAATGACTCTAGCCCGCGTTTTTGGCGGGGCCACCTACCTCTGTAGTTCAAAGATTCTTCAAGACCAGATCGAAGCCGAGTTTCCAGAAGTCAAGGTGATGAAGGGGAGGAATAATTTCCCTTGCCTTCTTCGGCCGATGCTTACCGCCGACCTTTGCACGCATTCAAAAGAAAATCCGTGCGTACACAAGCGGGTTGACTGCCCCTATGAAATGCAGAAAAAATCCGTATTGCGATGGCCGATCCGGGTGCTCAATTATCCGTATTTCCTGTTTGAGGCAAACTATGTCGGCGACTTTTCAGGGCCGTCAACCGTTATCTGCGATGAGGCCGATACCCTGAAAGACGCGATAGCGAATTTTGTGAACCTGACGGTTTCCTTGCGGGCCGTGCAGTTCTTCAAGTTCCCCGAGCCGGGAAGAAAGACGGCACAGGCGAAGGACGGACCGGAGCAATGGAAGCAATGGGCGATAACCTGCATCGGGATTCTATCTGCGCACAAGAAGAAGCTGAAATACACGATTGACGAGTGGCCGGAAAATGAAATGTCAAATCCGCAGTTTGCCACAACCATGCGCGAAATGAAGCGGACCGAAATGCTGATCGGGCAGATGCAGATCCTTTACCGTTATGTAGATGAAACATGGGTATGGCAGAGAACGGAAAGGGATTGGATATTCCGACCCATCTGGCTGAACGAGGAACTATCCGAGGAATACTTCTTCCAGCATGGAAGCAACTTTGTCATGATGTCGGGAACCTTTCCACCGCCGATGGTTATTGCCAAACAGACCGGCATACCGTTAGACGAAATTGATTACATGGAACTGCCGAGCCCGTTCCCGGTGGAAAACCGATGGATCGTGTGCCGCAGGGAATATGACCTTTCGCGCAAGACGGCTGATTCTGCCGTGCCGGCAATGAAAAAGGCAATCAAAAAGATATTGGACAGTCATCCTGACGAAAAGGGAATCATCCATGCCGTGTCCTACAAGTATGCCAGCGAAATCATGTCGATAGGCGACAGACGACTCATCACGCATGACTCGAAAAACCGCGACGAGGTCATTGCGGAGTTCAAGGAATCCGACGAACCGCTTGTTCTTGTCTCACCGATTATCACCCGGGGCGTCGATCTCCCCGACGATCTCTGCCGATTCATTATCTGGGCGAAGGCACCGTTCCTCGACCTGTCAGACGAAGTGACAAGCCGGCGGGTCTTCTCCGGTGTGTTTGGGAATTTCTGGTATCGTTCGGAATGCGCCCAGACAATTGTGCAGGGATCCGGAAGGGGGGTCAGGCATTTCGGCGACAGGTGCATTACCTACCTGCTCGACGGGCTGGCAATCAAACTCATTACGGAACATCCCCTGATGTTTCCCGAGTGGTTCAGGGACGCAATGAAATTTGAATGAAGCAAAGCAAAAAGAAAGCCCCGGTTCCGGAGGTACGGCCGGGGCTTCACACAGGGGGAATCAAAGGGCGAGAACTTAGCAGGGAATCTGTATTTGTGTGGAACTATAAACGTAGATAGCTTGCTTGTCAAGCATTTATTCTGCGTTGATTCCCTTCCCGAATTGCAGCCATCGTTTCGACGGCCTTTCCGCAGAAGCGCGCCGGATGCTCTCCTGAGTAATCGGGGCGATTCCTCCCATTCCCTTTTGTTTGCTTTCCAGATTGAACCGGGTAATCTCCGACATCACCTTGGCCTGATCTTCGGCTGTCTTGGCGTTCCGGTGCATCTGGTAGATTTTATTTCTCCACTTGTTGAAGTATTCCTCGATCATGTCAAATGATCTGTATATCTGCCCCTCCTCTTTCATTCTGGCACCCTTGATGCCGACGGCTTGCAGGGCTGCTTCTCCCGCTGTCGGCCGCAGGGGCGTTCCATCCGAATCGAATATTGTCTTCCCGCGGACCGTCTTTGCGCCTTCGGTGAACTCCCGGTATGCCTTCATCGGGTACTCGATCATTGTCGGTGCCGCAGATTCGATAGCCTTGTAGTAATTCCCCGACCACGCGGATTCCATGGCCTTGCCGAATTTCTCGACGATTCCACCGTAGACGCCAAGGGCGGACTCGCTCAACCCTTCCATGAAGTTCGTTCCAATCGTCCACGGTGCCGAGATTTTCAGCGAGGAACCGATATCCATGCCGAACATCGTGGGAATTCCCGCCCTGACAACCCTGCTCATCTTCGCCCGGATCGGGTTGCCCGTCGCTCTTTCGTACAACTCAAGCAAGTCATCGAGGAACGGGAAGGCAGCGGCTCCGCCAAGGGCAACCGTCCATGCCATTGACAGGATCGTAGCCTCGAACCCCGGTGCCGAAAGGGCGTTTTTCATGTAGTTGTATAGGTAACGCGGCGTTTCGTAAACCATCGAAGGCCCGAACCGGAGCCTGTCGGCGTCTTTGCCCATCCGTTCAATTGTTTCCCGGTGACCTTCCTTGATGCCCTGCGCAAGGTATTGGATGAAGTGGTGCGGGTACTGCTTGAATGTATAGGCCATGCCGAGCAGCTTCGAGCCGACCGTTCCGCCGCGCATCGCCTCCGGCATGTTCGCCTTTCCGTAGAGAACCTGCGTGTCGTAGACGAATTCATTTCCTTTCTTGACCGCCTCCGCCTTGGCTTCCGCTTCAGACACGCCCTGCTTCATCAACGCCTCTTTTTGTAGACGGTACATGGCAAGGAATGCGGCCTGACGGTTCATCCTTTCGAGAAGCTGGAAGGGCTGCATGGCATAATCAAACGTCTTGACGGCCCCACGCTCCCATTTGTTTGTCATCCTTCCGTAGATTTCTTTCAGGAATTGAGCATCGGTTACTCCCTGTCGGGTTGCCGTTCCCACCGCGGCCTTTTCATCTTCAGTCATGTTGCCCGTGGTAACGTCCTTCATGGCCTTAATAACCCGGCGATGCGCCTCGCCCGTGTGCTTTCCGAGCTTGTAGAGGTTCTTCATCAGACCTTCGGGCGTTTTCGGGATGTCAAGCTTCGAGATTTCCCGGGCCATCACGGGAACGGACATGATCATGTTCTGCGTGATCTGCACCAAGGGCAGACGGAGATTGCCGGCGATGTAATACAGGGTCGCCATATGCTTGCCCTTATCGAAGAACCGATCAATTTCGTCACGATTGCGAAGCATGTCATCGACGTAGCGGGAAACATAGTCGTAAGTTGCCGGCTTGTTTTTCTCGATGGAGCGGAGAAGGTCGTAGAATTTTGCGGCCGCCTCCTGCTTCGTAATAATTCCCGCTGTACCGGCCATGTAATCAAGGAAGCTGGCCCTGATGTCCTTGCGCTCATAGCCACCGATATCCGAATGCCGTCTGGCCATCATGCGCCGACCAAAGGCTCTGGCCTTGAGTTCATCGGCAAGGGCTTGCGACATTTTCTTCGTAAACGTGGCGATGTCAGCCTCGTCATAGGCTTTGCTTGCCCTGAGCCGTTCCATACCGATCAGCATGAACCGGTAGAGGTTGTCGTCATAGACTCGATAGTAGGCGCTCTCCGGGGTTCCGGCTTCTTTCGTGATCGTTCCCGGAAGCCCGTGGAGATCTTTCATTTCGGGGTCGCGTTTCAGTTCCTCCCAGATCTTTGACGCCTCCAACGCCGTGCGGGTGCGGTAAGACCAAACCACTTGCGGCTTCCCTTCCTCGTCCGGCCTTGTGATCCGAAGGATGTAGTCGCCTTCCCCGTGTTCAAGCGGGGTGTAGAATTGGAGCCTTCCCATGCTCTGCCGGTACTTTTTGACAAGGTTCCACGGCTCCCTGAGAGTAGAGAATGCCCTGCGGAAACGAGCCTGTTCTTCTTTGGAGTAATTGGGCAGAGCTTCTTCAAGGGCCTCCATTTGTTCGGCCTTGCCGATACGCTCTCCCTCGGCGGCCTCTGCCGGCATGCGGATGATCCGTTCGAGGTCTGCGGCCCACGGTTCGTCCCGATACGGGAAGAACAGCATGTTCTCGCGGGCTTCGATCTGCTTCTTAATTGCCGCATCATAGGACTTCTTCATTGCCTGATATCCGCGGGTAATCCGCTGCACCGTCTCTGGGTTGGTTACCCCCTGCCGGGCAAGCATGTCCTTGATCTGCGTGTCAGAATAAAGAACATTCTCCACCGTTGAAAGCTGTGCAATCTTTTGCAGTACCTTGACCTCATCGTCGCTCAACCCGAAGATGGGATGCTCAACGGGCTTCTCGGGATTCCAATTGTCCGGGTCACCGACAAGCTGAGAATTGATATCTTTGCGATCCTGATGGCGCTGCAATTCAATTTCGAGCGCATCTTTCATCTCCGGGTGCTCCTTGCGAAGCGCCCACGGGGTCATGAACAAGGACTCAAGGGCCTTGATGTCGCGGTCCTGAATCCCCTTGTCAACATGCTTATAGGTACGGATCGTGTCGATGATTTTCCCAATCAGGCCACCTCCGAAATACGGATAGCGTGAGGCAGCCCTCTCGGGGAGGGGAACCTCTCCGACAACGCGGTCACGAATGACCGGGTTTTCAAGGGCCGGCTGTTCTTCCAGAACAATTTTCGTAACCTCATTGTTGTCCCTTACGACATGTTCTCCGGCCGGGGAAACGGGCAGTTCTTTCCCGGGTCCCTGATTTGAGACAAGAGGATACTGCGGTTCTTCGCCTTTCGCGGTGAACTTGATCTGCCTTCTCGTCCTCGCAACCCAACTTGAAATATCCTCGCCCCCCACATCCGGCGAGTTCCAAGCACGGGCAAAGGCTGCAAGAGAAATTTTGTTCTTTTTCCGCATTTCCTCTCCGAATCCGGAAAATCCTCCGGACTCTACCGGAATTGACGCATCGCCAATATACCCGTTAGACATGAGGCGGATCAGGTTATTCTGTGCATTATCTGACAGCTTCTCGGGAATGAACAGAAAGATTTTACTTGCGCCGGTATTTTCAGAGGCACGAACAAAGAAATCCTTCGCCCGTTCGTAGTCTTCCAAGTATCCGGGCGGCAAGTCTGTCAGGGACACAATCTTCCGTTGGTAATTTGTGAAGAAGACAACACCGCGATTCTTTTCTTTCTGCGTTTCCATTCCCCATTTCGCAAGCTCTTGCATGGTTTTTCCTGTGTTGATATGGCCGTCCTCATAGACAAAAGGAATTCCTTTCATCATGGATTCAGCGATTTGCTCACCATACGCTTGCGTAATTTCGCGTTTCGACAGGAATACATCTTCCCCTCCGGCTGGTATGTTTTCCGGAGAGTAGTAACTAAGACCACCCTGAATGGATTTCAGTCCTTGCTTCCTTTCCAGATAGTTTTTCTTTCCGGAAACCTTGTCCTTGAACTCGCCGATTTGCGCATCGGTTATCACAACATATTGATCCGAATTGACAATGACATGACCGTCGAAGAAACACCCGTTCCTTCGAGCGATGTCTGAAGCCCAACGTGATGTATCAATATCCGTGTCGGAGGGTATTGGATCACCGCCGGGGTGGTTGTGCAGGATGGCAAAGGTTACGGGATTGGCAGTTTTCTGCTTTGCCCTCCGAATCAGGGAAATCATTTCGTCGTCAGAACCCACAAGATTGCATTTTCTATTGCTGAAGGACGTAATCTTTTGCTCTAGGAGGGTTTCCCCGGTTACGGAATCGTAGAAAATAATATGGTTGTATTCAAAGCGGAAGCTCCTGACGAGCCTCCCCAGATAGCCGATGTCGGAAAGGAACTTGATCGTTTTTCCGACAAACGTCGTAAACCCTTTTTCCTTCATTTCAAGCCTGACGGCTGTTCCGATCAACTCCGGGTCTGTCTGCTTCGGAAGGTTGCTTGCCGTTCTCTTGGAAATGGGAACCGTAATGTTTTTTGCAAGCATGTCGCTTGCCTGTTCATCTTTTGCGGCTTCCTCGCCAAACAGATCAAGCTGTCCCTGAAGGAAGTCTATGCGCTTTCTCCTGTCCTCCGTAGACAGGCCGGCATCGTCGTAGAAATTAAGAAGCGTCTGTTCAGGTTCAGGCTTGGAAACATTGGGCTGCCCGATTTCCCCTTCCGGAGGGGTGAGCCCGAAGGTTTCCCCCGCTGACATGCCCGGGAGCACGCCCTGATTCAGACCACCGGTTCGCTCGATCTTGGTTTCGGGTTCAGGCTCGGGTACAGGGACGTTTTCGGCTGTCTGCATTCCGGGTTTTGTCACGTCCCTGATGGGAACCCCGGCTTCCGTTCCGTCATCCATCCTGACATTCACCGTAGCAAGGCCGCGGTATCCTGTCACAGTCGCCGGCCTTCCGCGGGAGACAACCTTGTCGCCGACCGCAAAAGGCTTCCGTCCCGTCGTCTGCTCTAAGGCATCGAGGCGTTTCTGGATTTCGTTGATGCGCCGATCTGTCTCATTCGTGGGAACCGTTTCTTCAGTAGAAACAGGTCCTACGGCGGGCCGCTTTTCACTCTGCTCCCCTTCGTATTCTTCTTCGTAGTCTTCAACGTATTGACCAAAATTTTTCGGGTTTCGATCTATGCGTTCAATAACAACGTCTGATGCATTGAATTTGACATCAGGGATTTTCTTCCAAGAGTAGCCGCCACCGATTTCATAAACTGAGGGAGGAATATCGACGTTATACACTCCGTCGCTCAACCTTGCCACAGTCCAAACATGCTGTTCCCCTATTGCTGCTGATACCGTCGATGCTTCAATGCCAAGCGAATTGAGATACCCGGAAACTTCTTCTGAAATCAGGTGGCAAATGCCGCCATTCGCGTATTCATCAATGTTCGATTCATCCCAACTGTCATAAACGGATTGTGCAATTCTTGCAATCTCAGGGGCGTGATCGCGCTGAAGTTCACTGCCGGAAATAGGCGCTGCTGCAATCCGCTGTTTCCTGCCCTCTTCTCTCGATTCTTCGGTAGTTGGCATGGATCTTCCTGTGCCCGTCTTCCGGGCCACCCATCCGCCTTCGACCTGAACCGCAACGTATCCCTCGCCGGCCTTTCGTGCCGCTAGGGTCGCGGAGGATTTTGATTTGAAGGGCTCGCCTGATTTTGTACGGATGTCCTCTTGGACTTGGGGACCAGCCACAGCCGAACCGGCTTCGGCTCTTTCTCTGGCAGGAGCTTGTATTCCTTCGCTCGTTCCGGGGATACCGGGTTCGCCCTTAGATACGCCAAAATCTTTTCCAGCCTCTTGAGCCGGGAGGCCGAGGATGTTTCGGATGATTGCATCATTTTTCTTTCCCCCTTCCGTGAGGTTGTAGGCGAGAAACACAATGTCGCCCTTCGATTCGGGGCTCATTTCACCGAGAAGATTTGCTTGCCCTGATTCATTCGCAAGCCTGATCGTATGGTTGATGAAGGTGCGGAGCTTGGCTTGCGAACGGGAATGTTCGTTAAACACGGCAGCAATGGCCTTCGTGACATCGGCATGCTGTGTTTCGGCAAGAAGCCCCTGCTGCAACAGAAACCCTTGGAGGTCGAGATTTGACTGGTTCTTGAAATCAAGATACAGTTCTGCGGCGCGGGCCATCTCATCGGCGACCATGAGCCCGGAATCACGGGTTCCCTGCTCCGTCATGGCGCGCAACCGGGCAAATGCCGGAGCAAATCCGAGAAGGGTGTTTGCAACATTCTTGATTTCCGGGTCCGCGCTTTCGGCAACCAGAGTGAGCAGCTTGTCGGAGGCGGGATAGGCTTTTGCAAAAAGCGCGTTTTTGATTCTGGCAACGCCTTCCCGGGTCAGCATCCCATTCTGGAACAGGGCACCTCGCTCCGACGCCGGAACGGTCTGAAGCCACTCCGCCACGAACTGTGTATTTGCTTTCGACAGGGGGTCAAAATTTCCGTCCTCGTCGATGACGGCCAGTTCCGCAAGACGTTGGGACATGTTTTGTGCATCGACGCGGGCCTTCTCGACCGCACCCATGCCGGATACGTCCGCTTCCCCGGCTTCCTTTGCGAAGGCGGCTCGGTCAGGAACTTCGCTTGTGCGTTCCCTGACGAGAACCGGAGACTTCATGCCGGCAACCATATTCGGATCAAGCCCGAAAGCGGCTGCGTTGTTGACAAGAAACTGCTTGTAGGCCGCCCCCTGCTGCGGTGACGAAACGTAGGCCCTTTTGATTGCCATGCTTCTTCCGTTTCCGGATTCGACAACCATGTCAGGACCGACAACGGGGGCACCCTGCGCTGTCGTCGGAGAGGCCGCAAGCATTTCCGGGTTAAGGGCTGCCACCATGTTCTCGACCTGAAGCTGATATCCTTCACGTGCCCTTTCCCGCGGTTGCAGGGCCGGAGGATATGCAGGATTGGGGGCAAAGGTAACCGGATCGTTCGAGGCAACAACAGAATCAGCCTCAACAACACGATATCGAACCGCAACCCTCGTTTTCTGGTTCGGAGTTGCAATGATTGCGCTCGTGCCAACAGTTCCGGTGGGTGCGGCAGGCGTTTGGATTTCCGGCCCGGGCAACGGAGTGGTAATGGGGGGAATCGGCTTTCCTCTGGTTGCCGGGGGTGCAAGCGGAGCACCTGCCGCAGGAGATGAAGGGACCATCGGAAGACCCGGCGGATTCGGCTGAACCTGCGGGGTCAGAATTCCTTTCCTTTGTCCAAGCCTCAATCCGGTCTGCGCCCGCGCCGTTGTTGATTCAGGGGCAGGACCAAGAGGACCGGAAGGAATAAAGGGACTGATTCGCATGCTCGAAATCGGGGTTTTGCGCTCTCCGGTCTTTTTGCGGGCTTCTTCCGCTGCCTCTCCAAGGGCCTGCGGAGTTACAACACCGCCCGGAAGCGGCGGAATAACGGGGTCCCTCCCTGTGCGGAGCGCATCAATAAACGCCTGAATGGCCTGCTGCTTCCATCGGGCATAGGCTTCAGACGTAGGACCTGTTCCAACTCCGCCTTCTCCACCTTCGGCCCCCTGTTCTGCGGCAGCTATGGTTGTAGAAGGAACGCCGAACATGATCTGCGAGGTCGGCCCCGTAATCGGAGGAGCAGGGGTGCCGGGCATGATTGTTTGTCGGCCGGGAATCGGAGAGCCGACAAGGGAGGTTTCCGATGCTTCTCCGGGGGTAACCATTGCGGCCCCCGACCCGATAAGATTTGCTTGGCGCTGCTGTTCACGCGCCATGATCCGGGCTTCTTCATCGCGCCGGGCAATATCCTCTATTACGGCAGCATGAGTTCCTGCCTTCGGCTTGGAAAGAAGATCGACATAGGATGCGGCTTGCATGCCGGCACCGGGAACAATACCGCCTCCAGCCAAAATTCCTCCGGGGCCGACCGGTTCTTGCGGAGCGGCAGGTTCAGTTCCCGCAATAGCCTCTTCCCCAGCCTGAACACCAAACCCGAATTTCTTGTTGAGTTGATCGTCGCGAAGCCGTCTGGCAATGCGCTCGGTCGGAGCGATTTCCAACTCGGGCGGCATGGGAATTCCGAAAAGCAGATATCGTTTCAGGGCAGCAGCACGTTCAGGGCCATATTCTTGCTCAATTGTAGGCATAACACGGCCGATGTCCTTGACCATGTTATTGATCGTTTCCTTCAGTCCGCCCAAGGCTTCCTCTGGAACTTTCTCCCGGGCCGCCGCCTCCCGCTCCATTTTCTGGAAACGACGTGAAGCGGGAATCGCCAGCGCTCCGCCACCGGCACCAACCGTACCGGCGACAACGGCTGTATCCCTGACCTGCTTCAGGAAGTCGTCCATCGTCATGTCTGGATCGGTACTGATCTTGTCGAGAAACGCCTGTCCGATAGTGGTTGTGGTTTCGCCGGGGACCTCAGAGGCCGCAGACAGAACAAGCCGCTTCAGAACCGACAGGTTAGGTGTTTCGAGCGCCTTTAGACCAATCTTATCGCCGATCCATTCGAGCCCTCCGTAACCGATGGAAAGAGGAATTGCCGCCCAGTCGGAGTATCCTTGCTGCTTAAGCTTGTTGTATTCCTGCGCTCCGGTGCGGGCTGCATTCATTGCCATCCGAAGCTTCATGAAACGATAGAGGTTTTTCAGGACACCTGCACCGGCACCGACAGCAGCAAGGGCAGGAGACGCTACGGGGGCAAACGGACCCGCAAGGGCTCCCGTAGCCGCACCGGCTGCACTGAGCATCGCCATGTCCTCAAGCATGGGAACGAGGGTTTTCCCTGTCAGGTAAGTGTAATACTCAGGACTTGCATCCTCGAAGCGGGGCTGAATCCTTTCCTGTTCTTTCATGCCTTCTTCGCCGAGGGATTTTCCCCATTTCTCGACCCCGGGAATCCAGCGGATAACAGGAAGCTGTGCAATGCCGCCGATTGTTTGTTTCCAGCTTGCTGGTTCTTCAGCAATAGGAGAAAAAATCGCTTCTTTCCATCCTGCTTGCGGCCTTTCTTCCTCCTCGGCAGAGAACTTCGGCATGGTTTCCATTCTCGAAAACACAGGAACATCCATCCATGATTCGTGAACAGGAGCATCCCCGGGCATAGATGTATTTATCTGGAAAGGATCAGTAGAACCATAATTGCCGAAGCTGCGGTTCACGTCATCAAAAAGAGACATGGCTACCCTCCAAACAGGATATCCGAAGCATCATTGTATCGGTTGAATACCGGAACGTCGGCTGGCCCGCCGGCCGGAACAAAGCTGGTTTCAGGGTACGGGTTTTGATATCCCTGAAGCGTATTCATTTGCGATTGCCAGCCACCCGGCATCTGTCTAAATCCGCCCGGCTCTCCGGCAGCAATGCCGATAGGCTCAGGCATTGACGGTTCGCGAAGCATCACGGCAGGATTGAATTCGTCGGCAGCGGCTTCACGGGGAGCAAACATTTCCTTCGCAAGGTTCCATCCCGCTTCAAGGACGCCCATGGCTTCCGGTCCGGCACCCCGGGCCGCGATGTCCCTTGTCGTCTGGTCGATGCCTTGAGTTGCGGAAGGTCCGGCACCGCCAAAGATGTCCTTGATGGACTGCCAGAATCCCTTCGTTTCCCCGGGTTTCCCGCCGGCCGGTGGGGCCGCCTCCGCACCTCTCCCCGTAAACACGGGCTCCCCCGTTGCGCCATAGCCGAAGATGTTCTCTTTTGCCGGCTCAGGCTTCTTGAGGCCGAGAAGCGCTTCCGATATTCCCTGAATTCCCCTGTAGGCGCTCTTTCTAAGACTGGGCTTCTGGTCCTCGATGATCTTTTCAAGGTCCTTGATATTCTTCGTGGTGATCGAGCCAAACGGAGATCCTTCTTCCTTTCCGTTTTTGATGTCAATTCCATACTGGCGGATGGCATCGTAGAGCTTCTTTCCCTCGTCCCCTGAACCGCGGATATTTTCGGCGATCATTTCCCTGACCCGCGCATCAGGAATGGAATTGATACGGTCGTACAGTTCCCTGACGGGCATCTTTCCCTCGCTCCAATCCTTTGAAAGCTCAAGCGTTGCGTTTCTCGCCTGCTCTTTCAAGGCGAAGTGATCCCTCATGCTCTTTGGCATGTATTTCATCGTTCCCGTGTATTTCGCAATCTGCTCGATATTTCTTTCCATCTGCCTCGCCATGAACCCTTCGATTTCCTGCGGGCTCAAAGGTATAAGCGTGGGGTTTCCCTGAGCATCGACGCCGGGCTTCGCGGGGTTTCCGTTTATGTCCTTCGGAAGCTTCTTGAGTTGTTCCCCCGTCATGCGTTCGGCTTCCTTCATCACGCCCATCTGGACCTGACGGATTTGTGCTTCGGTTGGATTCGCCCGCCAATAGTCGGCGTTATACTGCCGGCGATCCTGCTCGAATTCCTGCGCCATTTTCGTGTAGAGCTGCATGTCACGTCGCTGCTGATCAGCCGCGGCGGCCTGTTCGGACCTAATGAATTCGGAAACTACCTTATTCCAATGGGCTTTTGCCCGGGGACTGATGGTTCCATTCAGGAGTTGATCGTAGGTGATGTTGGTGCCGCGGAATGCGTATGCAAACAATTCAGGAAGATTGTTGTAGACCGACTGCTGCGCCTGCCCGATGTAATCATAGGAAAAGGGGTCGCGTCCACCCATTCTCTCCAAGATCATGCGCCGGACATCCTGCCGATTCGCATAGGGATTCGTCGGGGCGTTCAGATCGGGATGCCCGGCCTGTTCACGGGTAAACAGCGGGCTCATATCCCCCTGATCGTTGCCGGGTCCGGTAGAAGGAAAGCCAATCACTCCGGTTGCCATTTCACTTACCCCCTACGTCGTTGTCGTTTCTTGGATATTGGTCCACAGGTTTTGCCAATTCTTCAGGGCGGCTTCCCAGTTCGCACGGGCTTCGGCAATCCGGGCCTCGTAGTTCTTTATCGCTGCATCGTATGCCGGCTTGTAATCCTGTTCCATGTAAGCTTGACGCCCCTCCCTTTGCGCCTTGCTCGTTATGTCGCCGAGTCCTTGTCCGTACCCCTTCATCATTCCTTCCATCATGTACTTCTGAAGGGCAGGGTTGCTTGAACGGCTGCGGGCAATGGCCTCTCGTATTCCTGCACGCAAAGAGGAAAGGCTGGGGTTCAGGGATTCCTGAATCCTCCGGTTGACGGCCTGCTCATCGACAACAGGACGTTCAAAGACAGGGGAAACATAAGACGGAATGGGAACGCCTGGGGCTTGCATGTAGCTCCTGACGGTCCTGACCGGAGATGCGGCTGCACTCCCGGCTGCCGTAGTCGGTGCGCTCAGGACGACGGTTGAGCCGCCTGTTCCCATTTTGTGGCCGGCCCATCTGGGATCATTCCAAGCAGCATTGAGGCGCTTTTCCCTCTCGTCAACCCAAGACAGCCCTCCACCGCCCGTGCCGGCTCCTCCTGTTTCAAGAAACATCTGATCGGCCGTTGGCGACTTGCCGGAGAACTTCGTGTTTACGGTGGCAGGGGCTCCACCGTAGCTCCCATAAAGGGATTCATTCGTCCATGCAAGAGGAGAAGGAGACATCGGGGGTTGAACAAGGGGGGTGCCGAAGGAAGAATACTGGACAGGACCCTGCTGTCCTCCATAGTCCTGATATCCATACCCTCCGATATCTTGGTCGTATCCCCCATAAGAACCGTAGATTTCGTCTTCATCGGCCATGTCTGCTACCCCCTTCTGTTTCTCTCTATTCTAAGATTTAATTGCTTATCCCGAAGATAGCTGAAAGGCAAATGGAGCAGGTTGGATAACCTATGAAAGCTGACGACATAAAGGAAGCACAAAAACGCTTTGTTTTCAATGAAAAAGAGATATCCGAGCGCAAAAAAGAGACCGACCCAAAAGGATACGCAGTATTTGCATTCAAGCAGGTGTCCGTACCCGGAAATATCAAGCCACGGCGTTTTGCGGATCAGCCATTCCCGGGGAACGTGAAGGGGTCCAGCCCTGAAAATGGCCTCTGTAACTGCTTCGGTTGCAATTACAAAAAGCAAAATATCAGTCATTTGATGATCTCCTTGTATCCACAGCGCCGGCAAATATATGAACCCTTGCGGGCTCCACAGCATGGCTTAATCTTCACGATCTTCTTTTCAAAACAAGCAGGGCACGATACGTCCATTTCTCCATCCACCGTATTCGGGTCGGGATCATACTTGCTTGCTTTCGTCAACCCCAGCGCTTCCGGATCCAGCTTCATTTTCAGGTTCCTTCCTTTTGACTAGTGCATCCTTCCATTGTTCAAGAGTTTTGTCGGAATTGTAGGCGGTGTCGCATCCTCGGGCCGGGCAGAATATTCGTGACTTTACCTTGCTATCGGGGTGGAACTTGAATATCTGAATGAACATGGGTGTTCCACACTCCGGGCACAGGGGTCGTTCATATTCGTCCAGCGGGGAGCCACGCCTTCCGGCATCAATGAGGCTGTTCAGGTAAACCGGCCTATCCTTCTCCGCTAGGACTTGCTGATAAACCTCGAAAGCCACAGAGATGTTTTTCGTCAACCCTGTTTCAATGAAGATTCTTTTTGCCCGTTGCAAGGCAAGAAGTCTGTCCTCAAATTCCTCTTTCGTCAACTGTTTCATTATACTCCTCAGCAGGGGGTGTAACAGCACCCATAGGTTAATTGGTAAGAACCGCGGAAGTCAAGCGTTGCTCCGATTGCAAGCGTGCGGGTGATGCCGTTATGCGTAACGCTGATGCCTGCGGCAATGGCCTCGCAGGTAGGAATTGAAGCATAGCAGGAATCACAATCCGGAAAAGGAACGTTACTCGATCTGCCATCTCCGTAACAACCCCCTCCGGCTTCTGCAAGGGTTGTCCCATCACAGAAATAACAGTCAGAGAATACCGTTCGAGAGCACCACCAATTTCCGGGGTTCAGTGTGTCTTCGATGCAATTCTCCGTACAGGTAATATTTGAGATGCAGTACCAATCATTGTCCCACCAATTATGCGAGCGCGGATAGCTCAGATGATTGATCGTGATGATGATGGAATCGGCAACATTTCCATTGCAATAAAGCGTAATCGTTACCGGCCCTTCATCACAGTTGGAATTTGATGTCGGGGCCGTGAAAAGAGCGCTCAGCCCGTCTTCTGCCGGCTCAAGCGTCCCCGTCGTAGAGCCAGCGGTTATGGCCCAAGTATAGGTACAGCTATCTGGGTCAGCATTCGTAATCCCTAAGTTTTGTGCCGTATTGATATCCATAAGAAGGGAAACATAACTAATAGCCGCATCGGCGCATTGGCAGCAATCTTTGCAGCGAGGGACGTTATAGGTTTGTTCGACAACCATGTTTACTGCCAAAGAGTTGTCTGTCGCTGCGCGAGTACGCACAATTGTCAGAACAATTGTCAGGCTGCCTTGATTGTTTTTTTCGCTGGCACTCGCCTTAATCTTCACATTTCCATTGGACAGCAGACTTACCGTAGCCTTGTTTCTATCAGCAGCGGACATCCTTACATTTACAATCCGTCCAGCCGCGCAAATAACATTCGCCGTGACTTCCTTGTTCGGACACCAGCATAGCTGAGTATTGATAACAAACGAGACTTTTTCTTCCTCGCCGCCACCCGGTGGAGGGTCTTTAGGAAACACAGGCCCCGGGGGCCATGGATCGAACGGCGGAGGATTGAAAGGCGGATACGTATATTCGAGATCCTGATAGTCCTTCTTTTCGGGATCGAAGTTCTGGTAATTTTCAGAATAGCGGAAATCGCCTCCCTCAGCATCGGCTTCAAAGGTCGTCTGCTGCTGAGTCATTTCGAGGTATTCTTTGTTCTCCGCATTCTGCGGCTTTTGTCCTGAATCCTTCAGGATTCTATTCCCTTTATATCGGGAATCAACAGCCATTACTTCCTCCCGTCAGCCATCAGAACAAAACCGACATCGTAAAGCACCATAGATTCGTTCAGCGTGGCGTTCCGGAAGCGGAATGACAGGTGCTCCCCCTTCAAGTCCATTCCGATCCGGTTGCGCCGCATGCCATCCGTTGCAACAAGGGCGGTCATGAGAACGCTGCGGGCAGTCTGCTCGATGCCGTTGATATACGGGGTGATCTCCACGGAACCGGATGACTGCACCCGGCAGCGAAGCACCAATTCCAAGAGTTCAACAATGGCATTTTGCGCGGAAACCTCCATCGTGGCATAACTGTCAATCGCGCTCGAAACGTCGGCTGTCCCATAGTTCGTCTGGTAGATAAATCCATCTCCTGCTCCACCGGCAACCTGAATGACAGGAACATCACCGGAATCAGCCTCGATTTCAGCGATGCAGGAAAACGGTTGGGCAAGGGAATCGGTCATCCATGCGGCCGAAGCGATGTCATAAAAAAGAAAAGTGTTCGGCTTTGTGGCCGATGTTCCAGTAACGAGCCCGATGCGCAACCCCTGATGACGGGAATCGTATTCAATCCAATGCGCATTTTCGTACCCGCGGCGGATGCAACTCGAAGATGCAGGATCGAAATAAGGACGAATCTTGTCCTGCGATATTCCGGTTACGGTTTTCCCGTTTGACATGAATACACCTTCCCGGGAAATCCAGAAAGCCAGCGTGCGGGAACCCATAAACCGGGCATCGCCTTCACGATCCTTTTCGTAATAGGGGCAGTCGTCGACCACGACTACGGATTTCGAGCTAAATGTTCCGTAGCGTGACGACAGGAGGAGCTTCCCGAAGTTCTGCGGATTGTAACCCTGAATCATCGTCAAGCACCCTCCATCTTTCCCCTTTTCTTCCTGCCAAACCATGATATCATTGTAGAAGCGCCTGATGGCGACAACCTTGTTTGCCCGTCCATCGCCGACATCGCGGATTGCGAGGTCCGAACCATTGATGGCAAACGGAGCCCCATCGGCCGTAATCAGGACATACCCGGGAACCTTATCAAAGGAATAAACCATCCGGTTCTTCCATGCGCACAGGGCAATGGCCTTGCCGAAATCGTTGAAATCGAAGAACGGAACGCCCTCAATCATGATCACCATGTCGGCACTCATTGTATCGCTGACGGTAAGCTCAAACCAGTATGAGTAATATGACCCTGATTTGAAGATTGACGGCTGCATGGATGGACGCGCAAAGGTAATCCACCCGGACTGCTTCAGCCCCTCTGTACCGTCGGACTTATTTGAAACGGACGTAAAGCTGTCTCCATCCCAATATTTCAAGGTAATAGACGTTGTCGCAGTAGCATTCGGGGTATTGCCCACGTCGATATAGATTGCCTCGACGGGGAACAGGAAATTGAAATAGAGCTTGTCCGAACTGGTCATTTCATCGAGGGTGATTGCCGAGGCAGAATAGAAAGAGGTCGTGCCGGCAGAATCATCCTCAAAATAAGCTTCGATTGCAGCAGAGGGAACGTCATCAAAAACATTGTGAATGCGCAGCATATCGCCCTCGTAGGTAATGGACGAAAGAACAACATCGGAACTCAAATCTCCAGAAGAAAGAGAAATTCTGTACCAATACCCTGTTTTTGCAAACATGTATGTCGGGACAATATCCGTTGGCATGGTAAATGAAACGGTCCCATCTTTGGTAAACGTCGCATCGCCACCGCTTCCGGCGGAAGATGTTACATAGATATTATCAACAAGAAGTATCGACGGGGACCACGTTCCCATTGCAAAATTGGCCGTACCAACGCCCCATCTCAAAAGATCGGCTCCACTGGAAACGGAAGAAGCGTCAATTGAAGTTGTTCCCTGCACGACGGAATTAACAGACCAAGAAAACGACCCGGTAAGGTTCCACGTTATGCTAATGGAATACTTCGTGTCGAGAGAAATGCCGACGGAATCAGAAAAGTTCGTTCCTCCCGGGTTCTGCACTTCGATATTCAGGACATAAACATCGGTATATACATTCTCAACCCACATCGTCATCAGAAGGGCTGTTCCATACTCCTGCATGTCGAAAATAACAAGATTGCCGCCACCGGGAATGTTGTCGAAGCGATCTAGGTATATATCGAAGGAAATAGAAAGCGATGCTCTGGCGGAAAGCATATCCCCAACAAGAATGGCTGTATCATCCGCATCTCCATCGGCGGAAGAAAGCTTCTCGCAATAAATTGATCCAAACGGAGTCCCACTTTCGGTATGGCTTGCAGAACCATGACCGGACGTCTCTTCTGAAAAGAGAACACCGAGAGATCCGTCCTCAAAGTCTTCATTGAGCACGATTGTCGGAGAAGGCTCAACGGATCCTTTTGTTCCATCAACAAGATCAGAAACCTCACTCCACATTCCATTACCATTGCAGTAATGAAGCTGAAGGGAAGAAACAGTATCATTTACCTTTCCAGAAACAAACGCAAGGTTAAAAGCGCTTGCCGGCGTAACGGTCATAACGTAACAAGCATCGTAATCGGTGGTCAGATCGCCGAGAGAACTCAGATCGGCACCTGTCGTAGCGTCGCCATCCGTTACTTCCGTCGAATAGTCATACCCCTTTTGCGGCATCATTCTATGAACAGCGGTATCCCTCACGACAACAAAACGAGAAACGGGAGAATTAGTCCCCGGGTAGGAAAGCGGAGCCCCGGTTCCATCGGCGCAGATCAGAATATCATCAAACATAGCCCAACTTGCGGGAACGAGGCCGCTTGTCCCTGAAGAAAATAGATCAGAACCAAAGTCGCCAGTCGTTATTGTCGGCGGGTTATTCGTGGCAAGCTGAATGTCTCCATCCGACCATTGCGCCAAGAACTTCCGCTGAGAGGATTTTCCTTTCGACATCATGTAAATGGACAGAGGCGTGCCGGATGCCTTTCCCGCCGTCGTGTGAAGCTTCCGGCACCCCTTACGGGTTTCAAAGCCGGGGCGGAGTGGACGCATATTCTGGATTGCAGAAAAGCCTCCCAAGGGAAGCTGGTAACGGTCGCGGGTGATATCAATGCCGCCGTAAAACGGAATATAGCCGGCCGATTGAACAATCCCTAGGTTTTCAAGGTTCCCGGCTTCCGAAGTCGCAACCGAGGAAAGCATGTCCTGCGCAGAAATGCTCGTGGAGACAATCGGGTCGTCACGTTCGGTATCCGCGGCCTGCGATTTCGTCAATCTCCTTGCCTGCTTCTTTGCCATCGGCTACTCCTTGAAGGGGGATGCTGAAGGAATTTCGGTTTCATCGAGAGCTTCAATGCTTTCATCGGGGAAAGTAAGAGACATGGCGTCACGAAGCTCTTGCAGGTAAAGATTGAAAAACTGCGCAGCCATTGCCGCAAATGGGGTTTTAAGAAGCCAGCGCACCATACAATAAAAGAAGATAATTTCGCGGAACTGCGGAAGAATAAGCGGGATTTCATAATCGGATGTCATAGCCGGAGCTTGATCCGCGAGGTAGAGGGTAAGCGAATAAGTCCCGTCGGGAAGGGGTTCAACTCCGATCTGCGACTTGTCGTCAAACCATTGATGCGGTGTCGTTTCTCCGGTCTGTTCCCAGCCAATCTGTGTCTCGCGAATCTGCGGGATTCCGACATTATTGTAAACAACGTGCAATACCTTGATGCCGGTATAACTGACAAACCGTTGGCCGTTGCTCGTCGAAACCGAGTCGATGTCCCTGTCGCACAAGGCCCGGACGCAAATGTCGGCAACCGCATCATCAATCCATTGATTCAGGTCAGCCGCAGAAACAAACCCTTCATCGACGGTTTCCCTGTCCGAAGTGCTGAAGATGATTTCTTTCAGGTCTTCACGAATGCGCTTGCGGGTATGAGGATGCGCGGTAAGATCGAGATAGCTGATCGTTCCCGACAGAGCAGTGCCTCCTGTACCTGTCGATTTCCCGGACGCCGCATAGAGATATCGGAAATCGGTTTTCTTTGTCAGGGAAACGGACGTGGAACCGATCAAATCGGTCATCTGCCTGTTGCTGTAGACGTATAGGTAGAACGTTCCGTAGGTTCCGACATTTTCATCCCGTGCAAGGCGGACAAAGTATTCCACGTCAAGAGAGAGCCCTGCGACAGTTTCCGAAGAAACCGCTCCGCTATTCGATTCTGCCAGTGTAAGAGTCCCGTTATCCCAAGCGAGCCAGAGAGCATCACCATTTGCAGCAACCAGCGCCGGTATAGCACCAACCCCATTTGCATAGGCAGCAAGATAGATGCTTTCTGCTCCTGTGCCCAGCGTAAATTTGAACCGGAAGAAGCTCTCGAAATCGGCAGAGAAGTAGGCATCTCCGAAATCCTTGTAGACATAGCAAACCTCGTCGTCATCAAGATTGGAAATCGTAATGACATTTTGTGCAACGGAAATGCGTGAAGCTCCGTCTACTTCCGTAAATGAGGTGTAGTCCTGAAAGGCCATTATTTCACCCTTGCCTTTCTTTTCTGAACAGCATCCATACCGGCCCGCGAATCAGGCATATTCATGTTGATCCAGAAGCGCTGCGCGACAGATGCCCGGTATTGGGAATACAGGGACAAAGCCGTTCCGTAACGCTTCTGCATGAGCGCCGCCATAAACAGGCCATAAGTGACAATCAGGTCATGGGTTTCTGCCGGTATCGTGGGGGTGTCTGTCAGGGCCGTCATTTCCGTTTCCGGAAAGTCAGCGATGTAGGCGTTCACGTTGTAAGACGTGGTTCCCGGGAGAGGTTCGATGCCGACAACGGAACCCCAAGCAAACCAACCCTTCGGTTCCGATCCTTCTGTGCGCATGCGCCCGATATGCTTCGGAAGAATTCGCAGCATAGCACGGGGAGAACCGGACGCCGGAACGTACTCGACTGCATTGACGTAGAAACCTGAGAAGTAATAGTGCCGGGATCCGTCGGTCGTGGAAATCGCGTCGCATGATTTCAGGCACCCGGACTTGAAGGCGATGTCGCGCTCGGCCCTGTTCACCCATTTCAGAACTCTGGAATCAGGGAAGAACCGGGTTGAATTCAACATATTTTTCAGGGTTGTTCCCGGCTGCATGGGAAACTCCTAGATAAAGGCGCTGTTTACCCGGGCAACCCGGGGGCGTACCGCCTGTTTGTATCGGAGAGAACTGCGCTTCACGTCGTCAATCAGCTTTCTGAACATGATTTCAAACCGATCAGAGGCTTTCGGGTCGTATGTCGCATCACCGCGCTTCAGGTACGCCCGTGCGAGAATTCCATCGACAAGCCGTTCGTGCCACGGAGCCCACACTTCGATTGTGTTTGAGGAAAGATTGGCCGTGCTGAAATCGGTTGCGATGGAGCGGGTGCAGGTCAGGACAAGGGTGCCGTCGGCGACGGGGCAGGGATAAAGAGAAATGTATCCCCACTTCCAGTCAACGCAGTAGAGGGTCGGGGTCGCCCTGTCCGCCGATGCTGTCGATCTCCACCCGGGACCGTAGGCATCGTTGAGTTCCCCCTTCGAGGTTTTTGTCAGATAGGATTCTTCACCGCTGATCTGCGCCGATTCAACGGTCCATATCCGGGTATCGAGCGCATAGTCGATTGTTCCGGCAACGACGGAAATGTTGACAACGGCCGTTGTCGAAGGGTCGATGATGTGGTCAACCTCGAAGGTCAGGCGTTTCAGGGCATCGTTAAAATAGTCGATCAACTCCGTCGTCTTCCACTTGTAGGGCTCAACCTCGTCGTTGAGCATGAGTCTGGCCTTTGCGATCACCTGCGTTCCTGTAGCCATGACAACCTCCGGGGTAAGGGTGAGGGGGGGTCCAGCGGTAGACCCCCCTCCGGGTGAAGGAGCGAACACCCGTTATTTAATCCGTTCAGCGGGTACTCCGGCCCACGTTTCGCCGCACGGGATGCTCTTCGTGATGACGCTCCCCGCCCCAACGAGAGCCTGCTCGCCAATCACGACCCCACAAACAACAGTCACTCCGGCCCCCAAGCGGGCACCGCGCTTCACATACGTCTTCTGCCACTCCGAACGATCCGACGGAGGATATCGGTCATTGGTGAACGTGCATCGGGGTCCGATCCATGCTCCTTCTTCAATCGTGACGCCTTCCGGGATGAAGCACATGGCCCCGATCCGCACTCCATCACCTATTTTCACGTTCGGGCCGATCTCCGTGAAGGCCCCGATTGAAACATTACGGCCGATCTTGGCCGTCGGATACACGTTGCTGGGGGACCACGCTTTCGATCCATTTAATGTGATCATTAATTTCTTTTTCAATCGGCTGAACCACCGGCTTAACATCGACCTTCACCCCCTTTGGCGTTGATTCATCCAGCACTCTTTCATACAGACCGATCATGAGTCTTGCCGTAACGTCGATGTCTGCCACTTCCTGCTTGTCTGCTCGGGGTTCGACGTTTCCCTTGAGAATTTCTGTCAGCACCTCAGCGCCACGCCTCTGGTCGCCTTCGGGTATCCAGAAATCGGAATAGGGGTTCCCGGCCCACGAAATCGTTTTGCAGCCGCAGGCATTCGCTTCTAGGCAGATTCTATTGAAGTCCCCATAGCGAACGAGCCCACAGTAGAAGTCCACCGAGTTAAACACGTTCCGGAGCTCTTCGTGACTAAACTTGCGGGCAGAGATGTAGCTGTAAAATGATGCGCCGTTTCGATTCACCAACGGAAAGAACCAGCGGTGAACGTCTTGAGGCAGGTAGGTGGCATGTAGCCGGGCGGAACTGATCTTCTCCGTCACCCACGGCCACATGATGAAAAGATCAAGTGGCCACTTCATCCAATAAGCGTTCTCCGCCGTAAAAACGGAGGGGGTCCCCACATATTTCCCGAGGCTCGGGATTTTCTTCCAGAATGTCTTGTCGATTCCGAGAGGGAAGCATTCAATAATGCTTCGCTTGTCCATCATGGACTTCAGGATCGCATGGTGCCGGGGCCAGAACGTAACCATGGCGTCGGCATGCTGCATCCAGTACTGCATGAGCATGAACGAATCACCGTGCCCGTATCGCCCTTTTCGTCCGTCCTCGACCGCTGTCGAGAAGATAACCTCCGGGGTGGCGTGGCCGACCCAGACAACTTTCACGTTGGGCCTCTGCCTCCACACTTCGTCCGGAAGGAACGTATGCCCGACGTGAATGTCAGCGAAAATATGCTCGATGTAATCCTTAGAGTCAGTCCAAGCGAGCCGGGAGTCGATACCGAGACGTTTTTCGGCCTCGCATATCGACTCCGCAGCCCGGTGCATCCCGCTGGTATTTCCCCATGTCCAATGAACTACCTTCATTTGCACGCTCCTTGAAGGTCTATAAGTTGTAGTTACGGATGGTATGACGCGACCTTCGATTCGAGGATCGAAATACGAAGATCGCCGGAAGTCACTTCGCTCTGCAAGGTGCTTTCGTCAGCGCCCCGGTCAGAAATTTCCGAATCCACGGTCGAGAGCAACTGGCTGTCGCCAGCAGCCCGGGCAGTACTCTCAGAAGTGAGGCTCGACTGAAGGACACTTTCGTCGATGGCACGATCGCTGATCTCTGACGTAAGCTGAGAAACAATCACGCTTTCGTCGAGTGTCCTGTCGTCGATCTCTGACGTAAGCTGAGAAACAACCAAGCTTTCGTCGATGGCGCGGTCGCTGATCTCCGAATCGAGCTTGCTGTTCTGGACCGATTCGCTCGTTGCGTCGGACGTGATCTGCGACTGAAGCACCGATTCGTCGGAGGCCCGGTCGGTATTGATGGACGTAATAATCGAGGTCAGTTCGGAAACCTCAGCAGCCACCGAGCCCGCCGTCATGTTTTGGATGAACGAACAGGACGTGTTCGTTCCATCGTTGGTATAGAACCCGGTCGTTCCGGTTTCAACGTTGGTGTCGATGAAGATGCACCCCTTCGCGTACCCGGAACTCCCATCCGTGGGTTTGGTGGTGCCCGTGCAAATCAGGACATCACCTACCTCATCGCGCATCTTGACGTTGACAGTGATTCCGTTAATCACCGTCGAAATGCCCGCAGCACGAATCTGTCCTACAATGAAGTCTTCTCTGCTCATGTTTTGTCCTTTCCCCTCCGCCTAGAGTCCGCTCTTGAGGGGTAGAGATTTAAGGGGAGGGGGCCAAGGACGATTCCAAGGACCCCCGTCCCCGGGTTTAGAGGCTACGCAGAGAACGTAGCCAGCACGAAAACATCACAGACGAACGTGGTGATGGTTGCCTCGGTCGCGAGAACAAGATCGAGGGTATCGGCAGAAGCGTAGAACTTCCCGCCATAGGCCGCATAGGCTTCGCTTCCGGCAGGGCCGGCATAGGTTCCGGCAGCAGCATTGAAATCCTGCGTTGCCACGAAACCGGCGGTCTGCGAACCGTCGCCCCACGTCCCGGCACAGGTCGCACCTTCAGGGGTGACCATCTTCGTCCAGACGGCATGAATGAACGTGCCGGCCGGAATGTCGAGAACCTGAAGAACGTCGGAGCTTGACCCATCAAAAGCGGCCACTCCCTTCTTTGCGATCCATTCAGGAATCGACAGGCGGAACTTCATCAGAACGGTCCCGGGAACATCCAGCGCCGCACGGGCAACGTTGGACTGTTTCCCATCAAGCCCGCTCGTAAGATCATAAGTCGTTGCGCCCATATTTCATTTCTCCTTTTCAGGTTTATTCCATTAGCAAGCAGGAATTACTTGCGGCAGTAGAGGGTTCCCATCAGAGTGGGCTGAAGGACCTCGAAGCCGTAGACGTTCAGGCCGCGCACGATGTCCGCGAAGGTATCCGAAGACCGAAACTGTTCCGTCTTCATGATCTGCGACGCAAAGGTCAGGGCCTTCTTGTGACCGAACTGGACGTAATAGCACAGAACCGTATCCGTCACCGAGTAGACCTGATTGGACAGGTACAGGGTGAAACGGTCGATCATGCCAAGACGCCCGTTACGAAGAACGCTCTGCCCGTCACCGGTCATCGAAGCATCCTTCAGATCGGACTTCTTGAGAAGGTTTGCGATCCACGCGGGAATCACCATCCAGCGGTCGGTTGCCGGAACGTCGTACTCATCGAGGACGGTGCCGCAATCAACGATATAGTCGATGATGTTCGCCTTCGTGAGTTGGACCGGCGAGCCGGACGTTCCGAGGTTGAAGCTACCGGAACGATAGCCGGCGGTCGTCCCCTTGTTGTAGGAACTGGCGGAGTTGTAGATCGTTGACCAGACGTGATAGTCGATAGCGATCTTCATCTGCATGCCGGCGTCATCGGACCACTTGTCCATCAGAGCAATGTCGCTCTGGTAGGCGTCGATGTCGTCGCACTCGAACCCGAAATACTTGCCGTAATCAATGGTCAGATCGACGGCGGCGGATTCTGGATTCTCATAAGTGAGCTTCTGGCCTTTGACATAATCCTTGATCGTGATCGTGGGAACCGTGCGGATGATGACCTTGTCACCAACCTTCTTGATCTCCCCTTCGTAGTCGGTATTTGCGATCTCCGAGTAGACGGTCGCCGTGTAGAACTTGTCGAGAAGCTTGCCCGACCAAATTTCGGGAATAAACTTGCTCGTTCCGGCGGACGTGTAGTCGGGATGTCCTGCTGCTCTTCCAACGCTCATGATGTTTCTCCTTTATGCGGTTGAAGTGTTTATCGCACTTCACCCCGAGAAACCGCAAGATTGATTCGTCGCTCGATTGCCGCCGCTTCCTCCGGGCTGTACTTTCCACGGGTTTTGTCGCGGTAAAAATCGGCAATGTATTTACGAGAGATGAATTCACCCGATGGTTTCTGCTGCTTCGGCGGTGCGCCGCTGCGGCCTGATGCGGGGTGAATATCCATATTCGCCGATGCCTCATCCGCTTTCTGCTGTCCGCCCGGAAGGGTTGAGCTTGGGGCCTGTTCCTTGAACTTCAGGAAGAATCCGGCGGCCCGCTTCGCATCAAGGGCATCGTATGCTGACTTAAGAAGGACCCTTCGCGTCTGTCCGACCAAAGGCTCGACCTCGTTCAGCCACGCAAGCCACTCAGGGCGCACGTTGATCTGTTCCCAGTCGGGCACCTTCTTGTCAAGATAGTCGAAAAAGTCCGCTTTTTTGTTTGCTCCGATATCCTGCTTGATCTGCCGAACATCATTCTCGATCTGAGGCTTGAAAGACCCGACGGTTTTTTCGACCGTGGAATCGAGAAGCGCCTTAACACCATGATAAATTTCAGGATACTGCTCCTGCAAGATCTTCAGTTCTGGCGAGTCTGCCGCCGGGGCGCTCGCAGGTGCCGAAGGAGGTGTCATGGCCGCAAGGGTTGCTTGCATGTTCTCGATGTCCATGAGGGCCTTCGCAAGCTGCGCTTCGAGCGCTGCATTTTTGGCAGTCAACACAGGAACTTCAGCGTTGAACTTTCCTTGAAGCGTGAGGTATCGCTGCTTCCATGTCTCCACCGATTCTTCCACGGGCGGGACAGGCACCGGCTGCGCAGGGGTTTCAACCGGTTGCGCCACCGTTTCGGGTTCCTCCGGGGAAGCAATTTCCGCTTCCGGTTCGGGAACGTCCGAGGGTGTTGCGGCCTCATTCTTCTGGCGAATCAATTCTTCCTGAATCTTTTTCGCCCTTTCTCCTGCCTCTTTTGCTTTTCTCATAACAAGCTCCTTTCAGGTGTCCCCGGGGCTTCCGTATCCCGAGGGCCTTGCTTATGTTCAGCCGAATGGCTGTGATTTCACTTTGCCCGTTTCACTCCCACCTTCGCTTCGTAGGTTCTCATGCCGGCAAGGCCAAGCATACCAAACAGGAGATTGGCGAGTAGGGTTGCATCAATCTCTGGCGGGACTTCGAACCCCTTGATTTTTGAAAACCAACAAATAAAAGGATAAAGAAGAAACGTATAACCAAACCCGACAACACAAACCCAACCAGCAGCAGGCCGCCAACCAGATACAAACAGGTTTGGGTTTGACGCCTCTGCCTGATTGATCGCCGTCTGTGCAGAGAGATAGGCATTCTCAATCTCCAAAATCTTCATTTCGATTTCGGCCTTTTTCGCCGGGTCGAGGATTGCCTCGCCCGTAATGGCCTCACGGATGTCTTTTGCCAGTTTCCCGATGCCGGAAAGAACTGAGCCGACATCCACGTTTACCGCTGAGATATTCGGTCCGGGCATGATCTACTCCTTCGACTTGAGCCACATAATGACGGCCGAGGCAATGCCCCCGACAACGAGAACAAGAACCAGCATCGCCGCCGGACCTCCCCACATGATAATGGATAATGCCGTTTCGTTCATCTTACTTGACGCGCTTCAGTCTGGGGTTTGCCCGTTTTGCCTTTGCCGAAGCCTTGCGGGTCGAAGAAGCAAGAATCGCACCGGCCGCTTCCTTGGAAACCCCCTGCTTCTTGGCGATGTCTGCCTGAACTTTCTTGAACCCCGGGTGCTTTTTCTTCTTTGCCATTGCTCTACTCCTTTTTCTTGAACAGTTTGTCCCACGCCGCCTTGAAATCGAACTTCAAAAGAACGGCGACAAGAAACGCTCCGAGAACAAGACCGAGAATAAACGAAGCAAAAGAGCCCATCAAATATCACCTCCGTTTCTCCTGATATAATCCAGCACCAGAACAACCCGGGAGTAAAGCCCGGGGCGAAATTTCGGGCTTGACTTGTCGAAGTACCGCAGAAGACGGGCGATAACGGCCGTACCGATATGCATACCGTGCATCCCCTGAGCGAATTTCGCCGACTGATTGAACGCGCAATCGTAGATCATGACATCGAGGGGCCACGGGGCCTTATCGCATCCGTTTGGAATCCAATACTTTTCAAGCGCCCGCTGCGTGGCGGTTTCCTCCGTGAGCGTTGTTACGTCGATATCCGGGTTGAACTTCTGCGCAAAACCCCACTTCGTCGTTCCTCCGGGATCACCGGGAACAGTATGGACCCTGCCTCCCCCTTCCAGTTCATTGAGCATGAACTTCGTAAACGGGTAAAAGGATTCTCGCATCATCCACCCCACAGAAATGCAATCGGCTTGAGGAAGAACGGGGTCGTCCTCCAATCGCCCGTGATCGTTTTCCAGATCGACCATCCAATTCCAAAGGCAAAGAAGTAGATGATGAACCGGGCAAAGTTGGAAGCAAAGTGATCCCACGCTTCATTGAGTTGATCGGAAAACTTTTTACGACCACGCGGAGCGATCACAACAGGAGAATGATTTCCGTTGTCATTCTTTGCGGACATGACAGCATCGTCAATCTTCGTTGCAAGAGTTCTGAGTCCTTCTGCCGCTACTTCCAGCTTGTGGACCATATCTTTTTGCACTCCTTCAATGCTGTCAACGCGAATGACAAGCTTTTCAACGGAATCTTCGACCCTATCAAGGCGTTCGGATGCACTTGCTATCTTCCCTTCATGTTCAAACACCTTATTGCAAACACTTCCGTGCTCAGAACATAATTGCATTGTTTTTCCCTTCTCCTCCTGCGGCAATTTATTCACCGCAGCGGATATCAACTTCGATTGTTCCACTGGCTGATCCGCCCGATACTTCAAAAAGAAGCTTGAGCTTCTGTTCGTACGGTGACACGGTTACGGGAATGCGATACCGACCAGAAGCGGAAATTGTGTAGTACAGCGGTGTCAGCGCATAGTTTCCGTCGGCCTTGACGTGCTGAAAATAGTTTGTCGAATCGACTTCCTTGTCCATCGACAAGAACGAGATCTTCAGGCCCGATTCACCTCCCTTTGTGTAGTTGACATAAACGTAAAACCCCTGACCACCGTGGCTCGGACCGTCGAAAATTGCGGTGGATTCCGTAACCGCACAGGTCTTCTTAGGTGAAGTGACTGTAAACGCCATTTCTTATCTCCTCCTTGCGCTGAGATCGTTTTAACTCTAGGTCCGCCAACAGTTCCGGGGCTGTCTCGATCATCTCCAAAATCGTTGCCAGAGCTTGCTTGCGGCCCTGCATCTTGTGCGTCTGCTCTCCGATAGCCGTGGCGTAAGAGCTATCAACATCTCGCTCCATTTCACGGACCATTTCGACGAACGCCTCAAAATCAGCGTCGTTCATCAGGTTGATGATCCCCTTGAGAGCCGACAGGTAAAGGTCCTGTTTTTCTTTCTTTGTTTTCTGCCGCATTTACATCGCCCCCATATTCATGTTGCCTCCGTAATTTGGACGCATGTCCTGTCCCTGAACCGGGTTGCCGGCGGCATCGAGTCTCTGCGATGCCGGTTGAGGAGGACCGCCGGGACCCTGTTGACCTACCGCTTCAGGCGGAGGAGGCTGCCCCGGGGGAGGGGCCATTTTCTGCTGTTCCTTTTCGAGCTTCGACATGTCAACACCCATCTGCTCGGCCATTTCAGACAGCAGGTATTTGCGCCCGCCCATGCCGATAATCTGCATGTCAATGGGATTATTGATCGCCTTGAAGAACTCAAGCTGCCTGACCTCTTTCTGTTCCTTCGCAACCAGAGCCGCGGAGCCCTTTGCCTGAATGCGGTAATCGCAAAGCAGAGAGTAATACTCGAATTTCTCGATATTCTTGTAATACAGGCGTTCGATGGTAGGTTCGATCACAAAGGTGTCAATGTCATAAATAACATTCTTGATGCCTCTGGATGCGCCGGCCATAAGCATTTGCAGACCGGAAGCCGTCCTGCCGGCACCGCCGATTGCGGGATCGCCGTGCGCGTAAGACGGAATACCACAATGCTCGTCCGCCATTTGCAGGCATCTGTTCAGCACGCTGAGAATCTTTTCAACAACCATCTGCGGCTGATAGAATTTCAGGGCCGGAGCGGACGACATCATCTGATCGGCGGTGACATCCCACACCTTGAGAGGATAGATGATATCGTCTTCGATGGCCTCTTTCGGAACGCGGTCAACATTGCGCTCGACCATCGGGCCGGAAGCGAACCCGATATTGTTTACGATGGCGCGGATACAGGCGTTGCACACGGCCTGAATGTCGGCGATGGTTTCAGGGAGCCCTGTTCCCCAAAAACTGTTCTTACGGCGGACATAGGAAACTTTCGAGTATGGCTTTTCCCCTCCCGGGTTGAGGCGGGCACAAATCACATGTCCCTTGATGTAATAGGCATAGATGTCATAGAAGAATTCTTCGTCGGGAACCTCGCTTTCCGACATGCCCCACTCGCGGAGCATCTTCCCCTGTACGGCACCCCAGAAATTCAAGACATCAATTTTTTCGGAATCCGATACTGAGGTGTTGACGGACGTTTCCTCGTCGGTCTTGATGCTTTCCAAATCGCGATCTACTTGCAGATCCGTCCAATTCGACGTAATGATTCCCTCTCCGTACTCGGAAAGAACCTTGCGGATTTCGTCTTCCCTGTAGCCCGGAACGCCGATCAGTTCTTGCAGGTCGCGTGGCGTCATCTTGATCCGGTCGAACAGGTATCCCTCGTCGAAATCGAGGGCACCCGGTGCCGGAAAGATATCAAACGGGGAACGACACTCAAATTCCTCTATAAGTTGTTCCGTTATGACCTTCTTGAGCCGCTTCGTTTTCGGGTCGCGCTCAACCTTGCGCTGCTTCCGCTTGCGTGTCAGGGGTCCTTTGATGATTCCGGTCCCAAGGACAATGTCAGGGATGGCATCCGTCAGGGCACGGCGGAAATTGCCTTCGGTAAGCTGATCGTCCATCTTCAGCTTCATCTTCTCGGCGGTTTCCTGCGCCTGCTTCTGAAGGTTTTTCCTTGCCATGTCAAGAAGATCGGGCATCATGTCGATGATTTCCGCGTAGGTTTCCCTCGGGTCGATCTTCCCTCCCGTGGCAAAGGTTTCAAACATCGCCGTTTCCATCGCCGTCTGGAAAATTTCGGTTGTAACTTGAGTTGTAATGTCTTTCGGGAGGTCGGCAACGGGGGTCGGTTCAATGTCGTAGGGCAGCTTGCCGGACCCGAAAAGAATTTCCTTCAACCATGCCTCGGCGGTACGACACTTCATGTCGGTAATGAGCATGTAGGCGTCGGAACCGCCTACCCTCTTGATGGCTTCAAGCTTTTCCGCCTCGTATTGACCGTTGATCTGCCGGAGATTCTTGAGTAGCTGTTCCTCATAGGGGGTCTTTTCGGTCTGTGCCTCGGTCCAGCATCCTTCAAGATAAGACGACAGACTGTCAATCGACGCCTCCGGCATTTCAAGCGCGGCTTCAAGCTCTTTGGCCCGCTTCTCGTCCTCAAGCATCTGATCGTTTGACTTGAACTGTAGAACCCCCATTGCTTTCTCCTTGCTATCCGTTCAGGATCATGAAAACGGGGCCGACCATTTGCGTTGCATACATGAGGCCGACACGCTTCTTCAGGATAATGATTTCCTCGGGGGTGACATCAATTTCTCCGTCTGCGTCCGTAATCTTCATAGCAAGTTTGTAGTAGTTGAATTTCTCGTCGCCGCTCAACTTTTCATCGGATGTATGAGCAAGAACGAGAGCGCGGACAAGCACCTTCTTGAGCGTAATGTCCGTCACACCGTCACCGTCCTTGAAGAAACCGCCTTCGAGAGTCTTGATTTTCTGGTTCACGTCGATCTTCATAACCATTGCTCCTTTGTGTAAAATTTCGGGATGCCGCTGATCCCGTTATGCACCATACGCCTTGTCAAAGGATTCTGTACTCGTCGAGATAGCTCAATGCTTTTCGCAGGGTCGCCCACGGACTTCCGCTAGAGCCATCTCCGGTCGTATCGCTCCCGGTCGTTGCGACGTAAAACGTCGTATCTGCCGAGATCAGGTTTCCCTCGGCCTCGAGGGCGCCTATTGGGCCGGCGTCAATGACCTGGACAATATCCGGTTCTACACCGTGACGGCCGGCGTCGCTTATCACTTCTAGTTAGTACTTGACCATCTTGTAGTCCTGCGGGAGCTTGCCCTCCTTCTTCAGTTCGGAGATCGCAAGCTCCCGCATCTTCGTCTGAATCAACGCCTCCCTTGCAGCCTCTTCCTCGGCCTTTTGTTTGGCCTCCAGTTCTTCAGGCGTGTAGGCCGGTTGTGGCCTGTTGCCCTCGGCGAGCCATGCCTGATACTCCCGCCAATCGGTGTTGTCCTTACAGTCTGGGATGTAGGCCATGTCGGCAAGGCGGATGACACCGATGCCGTCTTTCTGGATTTTGTACATGGTCATAGCTCCGCGCTAAGGTACATTCTGGCGTTAGAGTTATTGGCTGTTAAGAAGTAGGGCACATTCGCTACCAAGTCCGGATTTGCAATGGTCACCTGAAACATTACCATGCCGTCTCCAGTCTGTGATGTAATTGCTGATATGGCAGTAGCAGTATGAATACCGAGTTTGAAGTCTCCGGGGGCTGAAAAGCTGATGGTCGGCTGTGTCCTCATGCGCGGTGAGTAGGGGGAGCAACAATTCGCAGTAGTCGTGGACGCGCCAATTGCCGTTGCGAACAACTGATTGGTAGCGAACCCGCCGTAGACTTGGTAGTACCTCTGACAAAGGGCAAGCTCTGTCGCAAATGACCGAAATTCAAAATCCGTCGCAACGCTCCCTTTTTCCAACTGAACACCAGTGATGTAGAAATCGTTGTCGGTCGAGTCCAGGCCGTTGACCTGTCCAGACACACCATACAGACCTGTAGTACCCCAAGTGGCGTTCGTGCCATTGGCACAGGTTGAACCCGCCGCGAGGACGAAGCGAATCCTCAAGCCGATACCGTTGGTGAAGTCCCACGTCCCGCTTGCGCCGTCGTGCATCGTGAGCGTGATGGCCTTCTTCTCCCACGTGTTCGCCTGACTGATGGTGTAGTTGACCGGATAGATTTTGTCGGACCCTGCGTTTAGAAGGACGACACAGTACGTCCCCGGTTTCGTCGCGGCAACCCAAAAGCTGAGGGTGACTTGCTGTCCCATGAAATGTCTGATGTCGTACCCTTCAAGGGTGTACTGAAGCGCACAGGCTTGTGTCGCACCAATCGAGGCGTCTGCGGTGGTAACGTCAACCATCAGAGATGCGTTGAATCGCACACCGGACTGAGCTATGGTCGGTCTTTCCGTTGTGTTCTGCGATATGGCCATCACAGCGTCGCTTCCGTTGATTAGCTTCCACCTGTCAAGCGTGTATGCACCGTCAGCACACGCGGCAAAGGCTGTTCCGCGCTGTGCAATCCCCATGTCACCGTTGATGATGGCGTTCTTCCGGTAGATGCCGGGAGTCGCATACAGCTTCGCTGGCGTCACGATCCTTGCGTCGTCTGTTCCGGCGTCGGTTTCGGCCTGGGTCGCGACCTTCGGTTCTTGAATTGTTACTCCTGCGATCTTCATGTCATTCCCCCGACAATCATATCAACCTGCATTCTTTGCTAAAAGGTTCGCGAATACAGGTGGAAGTTGTCAATCATGACGTATGATCCACCCCAGTTTGTTGTCCATATCATCTTGTAGTAACGAAACGATCCCGTCGTCGTAAAGTTGAATGTCTGGAAACTCTGATTCTGCGGATATTCGCCGGAAACGGAGGAATCATATAAGTCAGTCCAGTTCGAGTCGTCGTTCGATCCCTGAATCTTAAAAGCCCTAGGACAACGGTTTGACGCTGCGGAACCGGCTCTAATCTTCGCAGAGCGGGCAATCGGAGCATTTCCGGCAAGGAGTTGTTCAAAATCGTACTTGAGCCACCCTCCGTTGACCACGCTCCATTGGGCTTGTCCTGAGCCACGCCACAACCCGCAATGGGAAAGGGTTCCGTTAAGACCTCCATACCACGACCATGCCCCGGTCGGAACCCTTGTGTTCAGTTTCAGGGTGTAATCCTCCGCATCCCCGAGCATAACAATCTCAATCAGGTTTGCAAAAGATGAATCACCATCGTTGGTCAGCGGCTCAAATCTCCAATAGGCGTAAGCCGTTGTGTTGTCATAGTAGTTTTGTGTTGTCCACCCGGAATTTGCGAGAGCGATATTTTCCGACATAACCGTCCAGTTCGATCCGTCATTTGAAGCTGAAACCTTGATTGATCTGACGGCGCGGCTATAGTCTGGTACGTTGTAAAACATGATCCGCTTGACGGTAACTGCCTCTGCAAGCTGGACTTGACCATACTTCGCGCCCAAGTCCGTCTTGAGCATTTCCCATCGCCCGGTATTGAACACATAGTCATCGTCGAAAGCCCCCTCTACCGAACCGTGCGTGTTGGAAGTAAGCGTAGGTTCTGTTCCGCCATAGTCTGAATAGGTTGAATAACCTACCTCAAGAACATTCTGCACCATCGGAGGGGACCAGTAATCGGGTGGAGACGGCGCAGCGTCTATTCCTATCACCTTTTTCACAGAAGCCTTGGCAATCCCGATCAATTCAATCAGGGACGACCAATCAACTCCTATGACTTCCTGAACCGGCATTCGTTACACCTCAACAATCACGAACTGCGGATCGAAGTACCAGATGTCCGCCTCAAGCGCCCATCCGAGCACCTGAACCTGATCGCCCGATCCGGACGGTGCCGTCTGCGTAATCGCCCCGGATTCGCCGAGATAGATGGTCCCCGCCTGAGCGCCGAAGGTGAAGTCGTAGGCCGAATCGTCCCTGATCCACCCTCTCCGCAGGAACTCGCCGCTGGCATCCGCGTTGATGGTCCCGGTGCAGAAGGCAACGGCCGGGGTCGTCGTGGTTGCGTTGAAGTCGGCCTTCCAAAACTTCCCGTCTGACTTGAGGTAAACAACGTCGCCCCACACCAGATTCTCACCTGCCGTTCCGGTGAATGTTTCGCCGGACACAGAATCGTCGGCCATCGTCGTCGGGCTGAAATGCACATTGCCTGCACCGAGGGCGAGGGTGTTGGTGTTCTTCTCGCCCATCAGGTACAGGCGGGCATCCCCGGCAGCGTAATCAGCACACCATAGCTGAACTGCATCAGTCGCAATAGAACCCGGGGCCGTGGTTGAATTTGTAAGTTGCCAGTAATTTCCACCTTTAAGAGTGGCAAGAACTGTTGTGTAATTTAGAATTTGCATTACAGTTTGAGAAGCTGACAACGCACCAGGGTCAAATCCCGAACCACTATATTTCGAACCCTTTAAGACCAATGCTGGTGTTGTGTCAGATGGTGTTGTTGACGAAGAAAGGTTCCCATGGACAACCAATGCTTCTTGGTCTTTGTTGCCACTTAAACCAAGTACTTGCATCCCTCCATTTGTTGCATGCAGCTCACTAAGCTGACCACAGGTATATGGCGCACCTCCCGTTAAGGTCGTACATTGAATACCAACATCCATGTCTTTAATTCTGATATAGGCTGCACCATTTACTGAAAACCCATCATTTACCCAACCGCCCAGTAGGGTCGTGTTATTGTAAAAAGCCACACACCACGGAGTACCCATCGCACCATACGCCGTTATCCCTGAGCCTGATTTCACTCCGAAAACAAAAGAAATACAAGAGTCATTACTTGCGGCATTCCCAAGCAAAGCCTTAAACGTCAATGGAGTCACACCATAATCATCCGTAGCTGCAAATATACTTGCTCCACCGAGTCCCGCGCTTGTTTCCTCAATCTTGAAATACTCATCAGTTGCCATGTATGTCGTCATACCATGATTGACATTAGGATCCGAAAAAACAATCTTACCACTTCCGAAGATCGTCTTGTTCGTGCTCGCTTCCGCCATCAGGTACAGGCGAGCGTCCCCGGCAGCGTAATCCGCGCACCACATCTGAATAAAGTCCGTCGCTACCGTTGTAGGCGCTGTTCCCTGTCCCATGCCGAGGATGTTCTTCGCACTCGTTCCGAGGGTAGGATGTTCACCGTTCGGCGTGATAACGAAGTTGCCATCGTAGACCGTCCAAATATAACCGCCACCACCTGTATCGTCATAGAGGTTCAGGGAATTCCAATTCACCCCATAGAAAATCCTGTATCTAGCTGCGAGGGTATTAGTCCAATAGAGTGAAGCATTGCCTCCAATCGTGTTTATGATGAGTGTTCCACCGCTGTTCACAGGACCTGTACCGCAGATCGTAAAGTTAACACCTAGCCCTGTGCCATCGAAATTCACATTCGAATATCCGAGAGCAGAGGATACTTTGAAGGCGTCATACGCGGTCCCAGCACCGATAAGTGAAAGGGCAAACGCTCCATCCTCCGTCCCATCCGAGGCATCTGCGATGGTTGCTGTAATCTTTGCGAACTCGATGAGTTCAGGAGAATAGACCGGAGGACCACCGCCATCGTTCTTGTCGTTGTATCCCTGGAAGGAGATCGTACCGAGAACATCGTTGTCCTGCCCGGCGGCACCACGACTCTGAACCACATTGATCTGGAAGCCGTCTGCATCGTCCACCGTGCGGGATAAGGTCAGCGGAGAACCGAGGTTTGCGGTAAGGGTCCCGGCAACTTCGAGATTCCCAGCGATGTAGTTGTTCTGCGTGGCCCCGGCCACATAGAGTCCGTAAGCCCCGCCGGAGGGAGTGGTGAACCCGCTGACGTCGCTGACATAGATTCCGTAAACCGCCCCACCGATAACCGGGGTCC